GCAGCAGCTCGCCGCCGTAGCCCTTGACAAACGAGGTTGCTTCCTCATCGTCCGACAGTAACGCTTGTACGGGATTCATACGCCCCGTTGCGAGCGTCCCTGTGATGGAAATATCCGTATCAAAGGAAAAGGGCATGGAATAGGCAAACGCCGCCTGCATGGCCGCCAGTGCCGCCGTAGCCGTACCGCTGTGGCTGATTGGTTCGCACCGGTTGTCCAGTAAATCATAAAAAATATGCCGTGCGTTGACCGAAATTTCCTTCATGGTTGGTTTGACATAATAAATGCGGAACGGCTGCATCCCTCTGGGCGTGGAGGCGTAGAGAATTCGCCCCCGTTCAATGCGTTTCCACTTGCCACCATCGTCATAGGGGTGCTTCAGCTCCAACTCATACGCCCCGTTCAATTCTTCCTCCACAACGCAATGGCTGGGAACCAACGCCCCCAACCCGAATGTGTCAAATGTCTTTGCTGTTTTTTCGTGAATGGTAATCATAATATCACTCCATCATACCAACCAACTCTTGATACTGCTCCTCTGTGATGCGGTTTGCCATGAGGAATACGTCTAATTTGTTCAGCATGTCCTCCTTGTTGTAAGCCCCTCTTTCAATCAGCTTTTTCAGTCTTGCGTATGTCATAACTATCTACTCCTTTCAAATTTCAAGTTCCTTCATGCAAACCAAATAGTCTACATTGATTGCTGTGTCTAAAATTGCCTGTTCGGTCTCTGTTATTGGAGTTTCTGGTATGGGGTTCGGTTCAAAATCTTCCCAACAAGAATTTTCATAATTCCATCTTTGATTCTCCGCAGAAAAGCACGATGGAACCCAAATCATATTTTCTTTCTGGATGATACTGTTAAGATAGCTCTCGCCAACGATATATCCATAGCCGTCCTCTCGTTTCTCTATCTGCACATGTCTATAGTTCATCCTTCCCACCTCCTTATGAAAATTCTACCAGTTGCCATTTGAAAGAGCTCGTTGCGGCACTGCTTGCAGAGCAAGAAACCAATAGGTCATTTCCTACTATTTCAGCATCGATGATAGTAACTCCATTGGCTATATAACCGGGTAAATCTATATAGGTTCTCGTTGGATTCACTGTGCCAATCGGGATTGCGAATACTGGATCACCAGCCGAAATAGAGCCATAGTATCTCCCTCTCTGTATGCTTTTAACAAAGCTGCTAACAGTGTCTATTTGCTCTCTCATCGAAACAACGCATAGTGACGCGTTACAGCTGATTCTAATATCCACAGGCTTACCCGCGGTTACATGAACGTAGGTTACATAAAACGTGTACTGATATTCGTTTCCATGTGTATAATATTTTGCGCTTAAGAGAGTATCGTTAATATACAAATACTTCGGTTTGTTCTTAAAAATCAACATTGCTATTCCGCTTTGGCTCGGTGTAAAAGCCCCAATTTTTTCAGTGCTATCACTATATGAGCTGTATACTGATTTAGCAATTAACCCATTTTTCACGCATCTGTACCATATAGGGTAAATATAAACGCTCTTGTTGCTGTTTGTACGCATCCCCTGAATTTTTATACTCTGCCCTTTTGTAATTGCTATCGTCGCATACGGCACGTTCGTATTCGTATCTTTTTGTACTCCGTCAACCTGCATTCTCCACGCAGCATAATCATTGTTGTAGATACTGACACAGAAGATATAGATTCCCGTTTCTTTTGCGACAAAACTTACAATGTCCTCCCACTCATTCGTTGCTGAAAAGTAAGTATTACTCGTTGTTAAACTTACAGGCTCTCCAATATCTTCCTCGCTGCCGACTGCAACCGTTGTTTTTGTTGTCAGCAAATCATGAATATATTTATCCAACGGCTGAAACGCAGCCGTTCCGGCTTTAGAGCTTAGCATCTGATCAAGAGATTTGAAATACTGTGTCTTTAGGGTGCTGTTGATGGCAGATTTAATGTAGGTTTCCATTGCAGCACCCACATCCCCACGCCCTGCAAGCGTTTCCAGAATCCCCCAGAACGTATCCACGCCGTACTCTGCCGCCTTGTCCCCAGGCTCGCCGAATGCTGCGGCAATCTTGTGCATGGTATCCAGTGCGTCTTGAATTTCCTGAAACAGCACCACCAAAACGCCGTATTCGTTTTCGCTTTCTACCACATCCGTCCAAGGAATTGCCGCCGTTACATAAATTTCAAACACCTGCGTAGACAAAATCTGACCGCCTGCATTCCATACGGAAATCTGTGACTCGACCGCCCTTGCCTCCGAAAGAATCTCATTCGTCAATGCAAATTGGCATCTGCCCGCGGTCGCATCCGTCACTTCCCCCTGATTAAAAAATGTGCCGCCGTCCGCTTTTCTGAATGTAATACGCACCTGCTCGCCTGCCAGATCGATTGGCACACCGTTTTCATACAGGCATACATCCAGATATCTGGATTTTGTATCATTCTGCACAGGGCGAATCCCGATACTGTTCGGCTTTTTGTTTACATCAATTTCCAGCCGATTATACGTTCTTGCCATTTTCCCACTCCTTTCTGTTTTCCGCATCAAAAAAGCACATCCGTTTTATTTTCAGATGTGCCTTTCTTGACAGAATATCTTTCTTTTGTTATCATAAGCATAAGAGAAGGATTGCCACCTTTCGTACGGCGGCTAGTCCAAGTAGTTGGTTTTAGCCGTCTAACTTCGCAGGTTAGGCGGCTTTTTCATTATTTCTTGTTATGAAACAAGGAAATAACTCCGATGATTACTAAGCAAAAAGTAAATAACCCTTCGTATGTAACCATAAGCGTCACCTCCTTTACGGGAAGTGACTAACCGCCAGTTGGCAATCCTTCATTTATACCATACCATAAATTTCATTCTTCGACAACTACAGCCATCTCCAACGGGGCTGTATTTTTATTTTGCTGACATTCCCCGTCCAACTGATTTCGTTTTTCCCGACCTCAAATCTGGGAAACTCCGCGCCGCCGTATTTGCCGTTTTGGTTGGTATCCCCCTTGAACACCTCCATCATTTCACTGTCAATGGTAATGCTTTCCTGCACGTTCCGCAGTGGGTAGGGATTGCCGTTGATGTTCAGCGTAATATCCCCACTGCCATAAACCGCAATCAGCGGTTCACTGTATACTGTGCCGCTGTTGCAGATGGTGGTCGGGGCAGTCAGTTCCAAGGCATCCCCTGCGGCATTGACACTGTATTTGAAGGGCTGCGTATCCATCACAACCTGAAATTTCTGGAACACACGCATCATCTGGGCGATGCTGATTTTGTTTGCAATCGTTACGCGGTAAACCTTATCCGGCTCTGTGGAAAATGTCATTCCTCCGCTGCCGACAAGCCATGCTGCGATTTCGTCCAGCTTTGCACGCTTAATCAGCGCACATTCCATCGTCCTGTCATAGCTTTCATAAACGCCTTCATCTGTATGCAGAGAACCGTTTCGCCCCGCTACGGTAATGCTTTCTATCCGCCGCTCCGCACGCACCGTTTCCGGCATAGCGGTCACAATGATCCCCATTTCTCGGCTGTCAACGCCTTTGAATGTAAACCATGCCTCATGTATCATTTGTTACCACCTCTCCCTGCGCTTTGCTGTCTGCGGAGAAACTCAATCTGCTCTGCGACAACTCTCGCCTCTCTTTCGCTATTCACACTGTCGATATGCACATTGATGTCCCCGTAGGTGTAGGTCTGAGATTTACTGATGCCGCCCGTTGCCGTTTCCACTCTGGGCGGATGTGCAACTGCGTCCATGCTGTTCTGTACCGTCCGCATCACCGATTTCATTTTATCTTTGATGCCGATTTCGTAGCCCTCCATGGAATACTCGCCGAAGCCTTCAAAAACCTTAGAGGGCGAATGAATGTCCAGTTTAGACTTCGCTTTCGCAATCGCCGCCGCTACCACTTCTGCAACTGCCTGAATTACGCCACTCCTTCCGTTCTCAATACCATCGGCAAGTCCTGCCATCATCATTTCGCCAACATTGACATATTCAACACGAAAACCCGTCATAACCTCGACAAGCCTCATTTCCAATGCCTGCACATATTCTGTCAGAACAGGCTCCTGTGCCTGCAAAGAGGCAACGATCTGTTGCATGGTTATCCCCTGCGTATTTTGGCTTGCGCTCGCAACGGCTCCGGAGACAGCACTTATGGCATCCGTTTTACCGCCGGCTGCCATGCCCTGTGCAAAACTCTTTGCCGCTTCTGTCCCTGCCTGATACAGTTCATCCTTGACCTCTCCGAGGGTCTGCGGCAGCTTTTCGGTGTAGTTCTTCTCCAGTGCGTCAAACTCGCTTTGATAGAATTTTTTCGCCGCATCTGCCGCCAACTGCTGTTTTTCTTCGTATTTTTGGATGTATTCCTGCAATTTCACATCAGACATACGGGAGAGCTGATCCATGTAGTCCAGTGCATCATCCACGCTCATTGCGGAGATTTCACTCATTAAGCCACCAGACAAGCCTTTTGTCTGCATTTCTTCAATCGCATTGCTGTATTTCTGAATCTTTCTGATTTCGGCATCCAGATCCCCAAGCCGGAATATCTCCTTATCATCCTCCGTTTTCACGCGTTCAAACAAAGAACCGTAGTCGGACAGTTTTTCCTGTAAGCTGGTTTGCTTGCTTTCAATCTTGGAAAGTGCCGATTCATATTCCTTCCGGAAGGTCTGCAACGCAGAAAGCCGCTCCTTCAGCTTTTTCTCCTCTGCTGTTTTTGCGGCATCCTCCTGTTTTTTATTCCAGTCGCTTTCCAGCTTTGCAATTTCTTCCTGTATCTTCTGCCGATTCTTCTTTTCTGCCTTTTTCAGCTCCGCACGCTTTTTCGCAAGGTTGCTCTCGTATTCCCTCAATTCCTCGGCGGCTTTCTTTTCCTCCGATTTCTTCTGTAAGGCTTCAATTTCGCTGTTGGTTTTCTCTAATTCGCTTTTCAGCACGTCCCCAACCTTACGGGCAGTCTGCTGTGCGAAGGCTACCATGGAATCCATCCCCTCTGCCGCCTCTGCAACATCCTCAGCCATCTGCTCTGCCGCCTTGACTGCCTCGCCTGTGCCATCCTCGATGCCGACAGCAACGCCGGCAGGAATCTGTTTACCGACCTCATCACGCATGACGCGGGAAGGGGAATGAATATCAAAGAACTTTTTCAGGGTTGAAGCCGCAGATGAACCAAGTTTTGTAGCCGCTGCGACCACTTTATTGATTGCCCCTTTTGAAAGTAGACCATTTGCAAATCCCTTTGTACAATTTTCAGCAACACTCTCCATTTCGGATTCCGCTTTTTTCATTTCAATAAGCCCTTTATCCTTCATAGTTACAAGTGCATTTGCATATAGCATAGCATTTTCATCTACTCCGACTTTCAACGCCTTCGGGACTTCCCTGCCGGCATCCGCATACGCCTGTACCGCATTCAAAAAATCATCCTTCGTGGACATTAAAGCATCCAATTCCGCCTGTCCGATGTCATAGCCTGCATCCTGTGCCATTTTCAATCTGGTTGCAAAATTTCTCGATGTGACTTCCAGTTGCTGATCCAGCTGATCCTTTGTTTCATCTGTCACTCTTTGCTGTTGATATACATACTCATTGAGCCCGTTTTTAATTTCTTCCAGACTGTTAGACTGACTCAAAGCCAAAAGGCTGTTATATTCATCTATGTCCTGATAGGAGCTGCGCAGGATGTCGGTCTGCTCTGTATAAAGCCCCTCCATTTCCGCAAGGTCATCCTTTACCTGCTGCAAAGCAGACATGGCTTTTGTCTGTTGCCCTGTACTGCCGTTCATTAACGCATCTTGGAGCTCTTTCTCCTTATCAATCAGCTCCTGTTTTTTTGTGGCAATATCATCCTCCAGGGTTATAAGGTTCTGCATTGCCTCTGCTTGGTTCTGGATTGCCGCCGTATAAGCCTCCTCTTTTGCGTTCAAAAGGGCATTGACACGCTTCTTTTCCATTAGCAAATCCAGATTATCAGCTGTCTGCACATACGCCTGTCCTTCCTTTTCCGTCAGAGAAATTGCATTCGGAATCACACTGTTGATTTGCTCCGCCAGAGCCTTTGCCCTGTTTTCGTAGCCATCCTTTACCTGTCCGTTTGCATCGCAAAGTTCCTGCAGCTGACGAATCAGGCTGTCTGTGTAATCCATTTCAGAAAGAGATTGATTGATGCTTTCCTGCGTCGTTTCCTTCATACTCTTGCGTGCCTCTGCCTGCTGATTGATGGAATCTGTTGTTTCCTCCAGACGCTTTCGGAACTCGCGCATCCCCTCGCTTTCTTCCTCTGTCGCAGAAAGCAGAGAAACCAGCCCAATGGTCAATGCTGCCGCACCTGCAATCAGAAGTCCGAGCGGACACGCCGCCACCACAGCATTATAGGCAGTCTGTGCCGCAGTCATGAGGGCAATCTTTCCTGTTACCACACCAACCACAAGCTCTTTTGCGCTCAGCGTAGAGGTCAGCAGTAACTCCGCATTTCGATTGACTGCCAAAGCCGCTGTATAAACACGCACTGCCTTTTCCGCCGCCTGCCAGCTTTTCACCACAGTAGAAAGGCTTTGCACTGCCTTAAAGGTTCCGATTGCCGCCGCCGCTGTCAGCGTTACATTCTTAATCTCCTTTGTGTGTCTGAGCATAGCCGCAAGGGCGTTGATTGCCTTCGGCAGAGCCTTCACCGCCAGAGCGGTTGTTTCCTCCATGAAATGCCCTGTGCTTTCCGCAAGGTTATCCACACTTTCCGAGAGTTTTCCACTCCGCAGATTTCTTGCAACCTCATCCACCGATGTGATAGCGGTTTCCGCAGCCTCTTTCATAGGGGTTTCAAATTTTTCATAGACCTGTATACCAAGCCCTTCCAGACCACTGCCGAGAATCGTCATCTGCCCCTTGAGGTTGTCCATCTGCACATCTGCCATATCCTGCATGGCACCGCTGCTGCTCGCAATGGATGCAGAAAGATTATCAAACTCCGCACCACAACCCGCAAGCATTGCCTCCGCACTTTTCAAATCTACTTTATCGAAAATATTATTCAGTACGTTTGTTTTTTGCTCTTGGCTCATGCTTTGCATTGCAGCGTCCAGCTTTTTGAAGGTTTCATTCAGAGGATTCAGATTCCCTTCCGCATCAAATGCAGACACACCAAGGCTTTTCAGCGTTGCCGCCGCTTTATCTGTCGGTGCGGATAAGGATAAAATCATGTTTCTCAGAGCCGTACCACCCTCTGCACCCTTGATACCTCGGTTCGCCAGAACACCGAGAGCCGTATTCAACTCTACTGTGCCGCCTGCAAGGTTCTTCGCCGTACCACCAACGGTCAGAATTGCTTCGCCAAGCTGTGCCACGCTGTAGTTCGCCTTACTGGATGCCCTTGCCATCTGGTCTCCGAACTGTGTCAGATTGTCCGCGCTCGCCTCGATGCCCAGAGCCGCCATTGCATCTGTCGCAAGGTCAGAGGCATACGCCAAATCAAGTCCGCCTGCCGCCGCCAGATTCAGTACAGAGGGCAAAACCTCTGCGGATGTGCCTGCGTCATACCCCGCCAAGGCAAGATAATTCAAGGCCTCTGCCGCCTGCGTGGCTGTAAATTTTGTGGTCGCGCCTGCGTTCTTCGCCGCCGTAGCCAGTGTTTCGTAAGCCTCACTGCCTTCGTGAATTTCCGAAACGCTCATTCCCATCGTTGCCGCTACTTGCGACATGGATTCCTCAAAGTCACTGCCAACCTTGATTGCCGCTATGCCAAACCCCGACAGCGTACCCACCGCCGCCGCTGCCGCAGAAACCGCTGCTTTCATTGCGGCTTTCAAACGGGCGAAGCTTTTTTCGGTCTTGTCTAAATCCTTTGACAGTGCATCCGAGCTGTTCCCCAGCTCCTGCATTTCCTGTTCCATGCGGTTCATTTCTGTAGTTGTGCGGTTCATCTGGGTTTGCAGGTCATTCACAGTCTTAACCTGTCTATTGTAGGCATCCTGCGCCTTTCTGGCCTCCTCACTGTTCTCCCCGAATTTCTGCTTGGATTTTTCCAGCTCATCCGACAGGGTTGCAAGTCTTGCCTTTGCACGCTCGCTCTGGTTTTGCAGCAGCTTCATTTTCTCCGCCGAGGCATTGAGGGAACGCTTTAAAACATCACCCTTTGCCGTTACTGCGCCTTCGCTGTTCTCCATGCCCGAAAACGCAGAAACTACGGATTTCATTTCACTACCTAAGTTTTTTAATTGAGAATTGATTGCAGATAGGCTCGACCGAAACGCCGCCTCGCCGTCAATGCCAATCTTTGCACCAATATCCGTTCCCATCTCGTCACCTCCTTTTTTGCATGAAAAAAGCACCCAAATGATTTGAGTGCTTTCTGATTTCTTTGTATTTAATTTAAAAGTGTGCTTATCATTGCATCCGTCTGATACATGTCATTATCCTTGCGTGTGTATGTGTATTTTACGGCTGTGTCCGTTTCGGAATAATAAGGTACTTTACAAAGAATTGTAACCTCGCTGACATTTTTCAATTCTTTTCCTATTCTTGCCGCAAAATCTTCACTGTACATAGCTAACATTTTCTTGGTTGTGTCCTTTGAATTTTTTGTATTCCAGGTCAATTCCATCAAAATAATATAATCATTTTCCGCATTCGTTCCTAAATTTTCATTGACAAGGATATTAGAAACAGTAGCAGATTTATAATTTTCTGCACATATTGCTCTTGCACTGTTTTCTATTGTTTTCTGCTCTGTCATTGTGCTTTGCTGCGATTGATCCGTCTGCTCTCTTTCCGTTTCTTCCAGTCCATCAGCGTAGCCATTATCCATCATCATAGACATAGCAATCTTTTCAATATAATCTTGACCGCCATAATAGCACGCCGGGGCTTGCAAAACATCACTGTACCCCGCATATTCCGCATAAACACACACCTTTTCTCCTACCTTTGGAACAGCAAAATATTTTTGCAGAACTTCCTCTGTAAAGCCTCCGTATTCCACGCCTAACATCATTAACAGCAAACTGGGGTCAACAATAGAAACCTCTCCGACATCCGTCTTAACGGTAAAAGAGCCGATACTCATACCTTCTTCGCCCTCCGTTACCTCACTTTCTGTTACCTCACCCTCAATCTTATACAATTCGCCTTCCAAGCCATTTTCGCTTGCAGGCGTTGTATAAATGATTTCTGGCGGCTCACCGAAATCGGCGGTATCTACAAAGGCATCTATGTGTTCCGGATACACCTTGACCTCATTGGTTTCCTCTGTCTCTGTTTCTGCCTGTTCTGTTCCGCACCCTGCGGCAACGCCCATCATCAAGCAACCACATAATAAAACAGCCAAAAATTTTTTCATACTACCCCTCCTGTGTCATATCGTGCCATTTTTCTAAAATTTATCACATAACACGATGTATATCAAGAATATTTTCACGATTTTACACAAAATCCATCAGCCGCCAGAATTCCGCTTCCTCCTGCGCCTTTGATTTTTTCATTTTTGCGCCTTCGTTTCTAATCTGCTCCACAGCAATCAGGTCGCACAATTCGCCAAAGGGAAGGGCGTAGGCTGTCTCATAGGACAGCCCGATTTTCAATCCGTACCAGATGCACCACCCGACATCTGATTCTGTCGAGTGGTCTCCGCGTTTTTTCCTTCTTCATCTTCTGTTTCAATCCTTCTTTCGCTGCCATCCGCAATCGTTTCAAAGATTTTTGTCTGCATATCCAGAAGGTCATCCATGCCACATAAATCATAAAGCGCATCATAGCTCAGAGGGGGCGGTGTGCTGATGCCTTCCACCTTGGCATATTTCGCCCCTGCATCCATCATGGCAGACAGCAACCAGAAGCTCTCATCCATTTTCTGCGCCTCTGTCCCCTCCGTCAGCGCCTTCCCGATATTTTCTGCGTTCCCGTAGCGTTCCGAACAATCACGCATCACGCGAGCGGAAAAGCATAGCAGATATTCCTTTTTGTTAATTTCAATTTTCGCCGTTCTCATACGTTTCTTCCTCCGTTTCCTCCGTCAGATTTACCGTTTCTTCTCCCCCGTCATGCTCGGCTGTCATGACGGCATTCATTGCTCCCCCGTAATGCCGAGGAATTTCTTAATTGCCGCCTCTGCGTCCGCCTCGCTGTCCATAGGGGAGGAAATCATCTTCCAAGGGTGTCCTGCGGCATCGCTACGCAGAATACTACCGCTGATTTCAGGTGTCCCCCATTCGACCTTTTCGCCCTGTGTGGTAAAGGTGTCGTTAGGGTTGGTCGGCTGAATCTTCGGCAATACAACCGCCTGCCACTTGGTTGCACCGTTTTTCTGGATTTTCACAACTGCGCCAAAGCCAAGGTAGGGCGTTTCCTGCTCATCATTCCAGATGTACCATTTTGCATCCTTGGTGCTGACATCCGATCCCGTCATTGCCTGCTCGATAATACCCAATACCTGCAGCATAACATCGGGCAGCAAATCATCCGTTGTCAGCGTCCATGTACCGCCTGCAAAGGTATTCGCACTCTCCGCAGGTCCATTGTCTGCATAAAGGATATTATCATCCGCGCCCTCCAATTCAATGGAAAGCTCTACCGCCTTGCCCATCAGCGCGCCGCCGCTGTAGGTTACTGTTTCGCCTGTGTTGCTGTATTTTGCACAATAAGGTTTGCTCAAGCCAATCTTTGCCATATCTCCCTCATCCTTTCATTATTTTCTTGATTTCCGTTTCAAATGTTTTCTTCATTTTCATTTCTGCCTTTGGTTTTGCCGCTTTCAATGCCTTTCGCACAAAGGGCGTTTTCTGAGAAAAGCTTGTGCCGCTTTCCGCAATTCTGGCAATCAGCGCAAGGGGCATCCCCTTCGGGTGTTTCGGGGTTATCAGGTCACTGTAGCCTGTAAAGCCGACAAGCGTATCAATCCTGTCCCCCTCCGATTGGAAGGACGCAACACCCAGTCCCTTTGCAAGCGCCGCCTTCTGTTCGTCCGTAATTCCCTTGAGATAATGCCCTGCACTGCGGTCATTGTCGGTCGGCAATGCCTCCACAGCGGAGCGGATTTCGTCTGCGGTCACGCCTGCGCCCTCATAAAGCGCCTTTTTCGTGATACCGTCTGCGCTTTGCCGCAGCTTTTCCAGCTGTGCTATGTAGCCATCTAAGCCTGTGAAGGTAAGCTTTGCCATCAGAACACCTCCCAGACCCATTCATAATGCGTAAAGCCTGTTTTCTCCTCATACTGCACGCTGTTTAATTCCCACGCAATGTAGGGGGATGCGTCAAAAGCCGCCTCCAGCTCCTCTTTCCATGGGTCAAACTCTTGCTTGGTAAAAAGGTCGGTTGTGCCGGTGACGGCTTTCTCCGTGTGGGTATCGTCCGCAGTCAAGTCGTTTGCGCCGTCCTCCTGCCAAACAAAATATCGGTCGGATTTCATGGTTCTTCCGTGCCGCACCGCATCCGTCACAGCAAGGTGTGCCGCTATGATGTGTTCCTGCCAGCTCATGCCATCACCTCAAATTCCTGTTCGATTTTCGCAAGTGCCAGATCCACGCAGGGCGGATAAATCTCCATGACCTTCTGCACCGTATCAATGCGGTATTGCTTTCCTTCCAGAAGTGCAACATCCTGCGGAGAAACCGCCCCTGCAGCAGGTACACGAATCACGCGCACAATCTCCACCTGCGCCTGCTTACTCTGATAAATGCGGTTAATGCCAAGCCTTTGTTCCGCAAAGCGCAGATTTATTTTTTCTGTAAGCTTTTCCTGCGGCGCATAGCCTGCCTTTGCCGCATCGCAGACAGCGCAGATTGTCACAATCCCGTCATTGAACGCCTGCGTAATTTCATGCTTCGGTCTGTTTGGTGCTTTCCACATACTCTCTCACCATTCTTCCGTTCTGCATATTCAAAATCAATGCCATGTAGTTGTTTTCAAATACATCCAATGCTTCATCCCTTGCATAGCGTACATATTCCATCATCAATGTACGGGGAAGTCCGTCCGCATCATAATCCAGAACGCTACCACCCTTTTCGTTCAGATATGCCATTGCAGCGGCAATAAAGCCACGAATCTTGTTATCCGTGGTTTCATCGTCCCATGTAATATTCAGATAGTTTTCGACATCTGCCAGAAGCTCCGCAGGAATACTCTGCCGCTGCATCAGGATTTTGTCACAGTGACGGTATAGGCTTTGGTGGTTGTGCCGTCAGCCGCCGTTACGGTAACCTTAACGGTATTTGCGCCTTCCTTCCACGTTGCCGCAGAGCCGTTGTCTACCTCCGCATCATTTACCTGTACGCTGATTTCCGCGCCTGCGTCAGAGGGTGCCGCCGTGATGGTGTTGGTTGCGTTTGTGGTTGCCGCTGTGTAGGTTACAGTTTCCTTCGCAAAGGCAGGGGACAGACTCAGACTGCCAATCTTCAAATCGGACAGTGTCGCATCATTGGAAACCTCCGCAGCAGCTACCTGCTCCACCTTATAGGTCAGCGGCTTAAGGTCTGCAATATCCAGATACAGGAAGGCGTTGTTATCCATAGGGAAACCGTTTGCATACAGCTTCACCAGATAAACCCTGTTATCCTCCAAGAACTGATACTGGTCGGAATAATCAATCTTTCCCTCTTTGCTCATGCCTGCCGCCGCAAAGTATTTCTTGCCCAGACCCAGAACCGCCTCTCCACGACTCAGTGCCGCAGACTGGATAATTGTCATGGGATAAGGCACAACATCATTGCGATAGGTGCCATCGGGAGCCATTACCGTCGTTGCAGGCATCACCCTCTGGAAATAATCCTGCGGATTGACAATCAGAAGGACATTCTCCACCGCTCTTGCCTTCCCATTGGGATCCGCCGCAATCAGAGAAATCAGATTGCCGACCGTTTTCACGGAAAGGTCATTTACCTTGATTTTCTCCTTTGCGGGATAAACGCCGCCTGTTACGGTAACGCCATCGCCTACCTGACGCATCATGCCGATAGGCTTTTCATGTCCATCCCCCTTGACAATGCCTGCCTCCAGACCATTCGCCAGTGCTTCATACAGAATCTGTCTAACGTAATTGTCCAGCCATTCTGGGCCCAAGTCCAGCATCGCCTTGCAGACAGGCAGGAAGGCGGACAGCTTCAGCAGGGTTGCATTGACTTCCTTGAAGCCGGAAAGCAGCTCCTTCACAATCGTATCTGTCAGTGCGCCCCACTGCGCCTCCTGCCGTCCGTTGGTGTTCATCAGCATCTTGATTGCGCCGCCTGTGGACAGGAATCCGATATGGGACAGCAGAGGGTGCGCCTCTCTCAAATCATCGAATACGGAATCAATCACCGTTTCAGGCATCACAACATCCAGATTTGCCAATGCCTGCTTAGGGTCTGCGGCACGCATTGCCTCGCCCAGCTTCTGGTAATACTGCTTTTCCTGAGAGGTCAGCTGGCGCACACCACGGGAGGTCAGTGCCCTGCTGTCATTCTCCTGTCTGAGCTGTTCGATTTTGTCCTCATAGTCCTGCTTGATGTCCTCACCGATGCACGCCATCATGTCATTCATGGCGGCGGCAAAGCCCTCCTTGTCATCCTGCTGCAACGCTGTCTGCATTGCCTGTCTGATTTCTTCTCTTGTTTTTGCATCATTGTGTTTCATTTTCTATCACTCCTTTATTTTTCTGCATCAAAAAAGCCGTTCAGCATCGCCATGATACTGTTCGGCTCTTCCTTCTGTTTTGGTTCTGATTTCGGATCACGCTCTCCTTCTCCGGTACACGACTCTGTCAGCTGGCGCAGCTGTGCCACAAGGCTTTTCTGCATTTCAATCCGCTGCTGTACGTTCAGATTTGCCTTCTGCATCACGCCTGCAACCTTGGCAGGGTCTGCATCCTCCTCCGCAAATCTGTCCGCCAGACCGTATCTGATACAGTCCTCTGCGGTCAGCCATGTTTCGTCATCCATCATACGGGACAACAGCTCTTCATCCACCTTCTCACCCGCCTTCTGCAAATATGCCTGCTTTCCGGCATTGTTGATGATATCCAAATCATCCGCCGCCTTCCGCAGCTCTGCGGCATTGCCATAGGAGAACATCCACATATTATGGATCATCATCAGCGCATTTCTTGGCATAATGATTTCATCCCCTGCCATGGCAATCACAGAGGCAATAGAGCAGGCAAAGCCGTCAATGTAAACGGTTTTCTTCGCAGGGTGCCGCTTCAGCTGGTTATAGATGGCAGTACCCTCAAATACAGAGCCGCCGTAGCTGTTGATATAAAGCTTGATTTCCGCAATATCTGCGTATTTCGCCAGCTCCTCACGGAAGGTATTTGCACTGGTTTCACTGCGAATCACCTCATCCGTCCACCAGTCGTAGCCGTCGCTTTCCACATCGCCGTAAATATAGATTTCCAACACGCCGCTTTGCTGTGCCGCCTGTTTGATTTCCCACATGTTTTTCCTATCCTTCATGCTTATTCACCCCCCTTCCCATCAACGCGGTGCATCGCACCATCCAGAGTTTCAAAGTTTTTGGTAACAAAATGCTGATTTGCCCAAGGCTCATTGATTTTCGGCATTCCTGCCGCATCCAGTACGTCATTCACACAGAACGCCGCAGAACCTATCAGCTTCTCGATATTTGCCGCATTGCCGAACAAATCGAAATGCAAAATTGCGGAGGTATCAATCTGCAAATAGGTGCCTTCCTTCCATTCCGAAAAGCCGTACCGTTTTCGGTTGATTTCCTCCGAAAGCTGATCGCAAAGAGGATCAATGCAGGTGGTCAGCCACCTTGTCATAGCATCCTTGGAATCCGCCACATCGCCGAAAATCAGCACAGGCGGAATCAGAAACCCTCTTGCCGTAAAATCAAAAATATCATCCACCAAAGCGCGAATATCCCTTGTGGAACGCTGTGTATCCGGATTTCCGCCGACATCCTCGTATTTGTACCCGTCAAATTCCGGCAAAACGCCGTTTTCGGATGTCAGAAACGGCTTTACCTGATTGCTCAGCATCTCGCCAAAGACTTCGTTCCACCCCTTCTTGCCGTCCTTGCCGTCACCGATATTCCCTGCATTTGCAATCTGGCTGACGTGTACCTTCAGGTGTCTGCCGCTGCCCCATTCGTAATTCTTCATTGCCGCCTGCACCAGTCTTATGTATGACTGATACAGCCCATCCAAAACAGGCTTAATATCCTTATGGTTGAGCCGCAGATGCAGCACTTCGCTTTCCGGAAATGTCTTTTGATAGCTAACCTCGCCGACAACCACACTCTGATATTCGTTTTCCTTCCATGGATGCTCTGCGGCCCCTGTAAAGCTGTCCGCCACCGCCAGATATTCCCGTCCGCCCGTTTTTCCACCGCTGATAATCAGCACTTCATTCTCCTTGTAGAGCTGATAAATCAGCTTATGCAAAAAGGCAGTACTGTTCTGGTTGGGGTTCGGCTCCACGTTCCAGAGGTAATACTCCTCGCCCCTGTTTTCCTCATGCTTTCTGTAGGTCTTGAATGTGCATTTGCCGACTGCATTTGCAATCATCGCCACACAGGTATGAAATGCCAGCTCACGAATACGGTATTCCTCCAACGCCTGCTGTAATTCCAGAGAAGAAATCTCTGCTGTGCCGCCAAGCCCCAGTTTAGATAAAATCCATCGTTTGATACTGATTCCCATTTTCTCACCCCCTTTAAAATACAAAAGCACCCATTGTCGGAATTTGTACAGGTGCGCCATCGCCAAGAACGGATTCTATTGTCATCGCCGCTACAAATGCCATGAAGGCATCATTCTTGCGGCTTTTTGCCTCGATTTTCGCATAGATAAAGTTGCCTGTATCTATGCCCGATTTTATCTTTGCGCCCGATTTTACCCGCTTTGTGTTATTCACGCCCCACCGCAGATGGGGAACATTGCCCCAGTGCAGATATTGTCTGTTAAAGCACTCCTGAATCACAGGCTCAATCTGCATGATGTCGGACGGGCGCACCAGCTTGATATTTTTCTGCTCATCGCTGAAGCCAATCTTCCGCAGGCTTTCCGCAACCAGCGCATAGCGGTGATGGTCGAGCGCAAGCATTTTGACATTGTACCTCCGCATACTGTCCCAGATGTAATTCGCCAGTAAATCCGGATGAATCCCGACATCGTCCACAACCGTAACCTCTCCGCGCTCCGCCCATTCCTTCCAAGGTGCTTTCACACGGTGCAGTGTTTTCGACCTTGCACAAATCCATGCGTGATTGATGTCGAACCTATCCGCACCTCTGCGGAAATGCAAATCCACAGCCGCCCAGTCGTCCAGCTCTGCATAGTCCACGCCTGCGACACAGCTCCACCCCGTCATATCAGGCAGGGGCTTATTTGTTGCCGCTACGTTTTCATATTCCGTAACTGCAATCTCCTTCGCGCCGGAACGGATGCCCATTCGCTTTGTCATGAAATCCCCGTTCTGCTCCGGATGCTCCAGCCACTCCCTGTATTCATCCTCCACCTCTGCATAGAGCTCCGGAAGATACGGCAGGGACGGGTTTGCCATCTGCCAGTTTTCCGGATGATGCACCTGTGCCTTATCATTCAGACAGCAGATGAAGGGCAGAAAACCGTTGTCCGCCTCACCCTCAAAAAGAATCCTGCGCCCTCTTGCTAAATAATCATCCAGAGGGCCGTCGGAAATATCGCCGTTTGAGGTAAAATAGCCACGCCTTGGCTGTGCCACCTTGCCCTGCCCTGTGGTAAAAACCTTGATGTTGTCATAGTTTTCATACTGATGCACCTCGTTAAAGATAACCTTGCCACTACGCAAACCGTCTCGCCCCTTTGGGTTGTTGGTATGCCCCTTCATGACACCCTTGTTTTTCCGCCCCTGAATGACCTCCTTGGTGTGATAATAGTGTCTGCTCAGCTTCTTTTCCCATTTCGGGTTCTCCAGAACATCCACCAAGTCCAGCTGCGGGCGTTTCGCCTGGTCTTCATTGTTGGCACAGACATCTACGTCGTAATATTTTACAGGGTTGTAGGGGCTGATGCTGCACGCACCGTCAAATGCAATAAAGCCATCCTTCCCTGCGCCACGCCCTACCATGGCAAACACAATCTTCCATCTGGGGCGGTTGTTGGATTTCCAATAGGTGCAGTCCCAAAGGGCAATCAGAAACTCCTCCCATGGGAACAGCTTTTCAAAACTGAAATACTTCGCCAGACCCAAATATTTTTCCAGCTGCTCTGTGTCCACATAGATTTCCTCTGTCTCGAAGCATTTTCGCACATGGGCGGCAAGTGCTTTCTGCTCCTCGCAGGCAATGCCGTTTTCGACAAGCTCAATGTATTCCAAGATATGAGGATTTAACTCACAGCTCATCATCCTCACCGCCTGCCGCAGCCTTCGCCTTAACAGCCTGCTCTTTAAATCCGAGTGCCGCCCAAATGGAAAGCATCTGACTGGAAACCCTCGTTGCAATGGTCAGAGATTTGTTATCCGTGGTGCCCTTCTGGTTCTCGCCGTTCTGGTATTCAATGAATACACCACGCTCCGAAATATCATCATTCAGCATCTGTAACCAGCACCAAAGGCGCATATATTCGTCCACTTTATCCTTGTATGGCTCCGAAATTAAGCCCCTGCTTTCCAGATCATCCTCAAGCTCCTTTTTCAGTGCCTTATATTGTTTTGTTTTTTTATAATCCTTCTTTCCTGCCATCCTTTTTCACCTCTTTTTTGCCATCTACCACACCCTCATGCGCGTATTCTCAATTTTTCTGAATTGTCGCAAGTACAACCCGACCGAGCCAAAATGCCAAAAACCCGTTTTTTTCGAGGGGGGGTATCATATTTTTCAAATCAATCCCACCTCTCCTCGGTGATTGGCTTCACAGTCTTTCCGTATCGGTATCGCACCGTCCGTTCCGGATGCAAGTCCTCATGGCACTGCCTGCATACACTGACAAGCTGCCGCTCCTCTCCATCCCAGATAGATAACGCAAGGTCGGGTCTGTCCTTCAGATGCTTGACATGATGCACAATGTCCGCCCTGCGATACCTGCCCTTCCGCTTGCATATCTGACATTCGTAGTTGTCCATCCGCAGAACCTCCGCCCGCAGCTGCTCCCAGTCCTTCCAGTGATAGAAGGAATCTACGTTGTCGGCAGAAATCTTCTCCTGTAATTTCAAAAGCTGTTCTCCTGTCATCCGCATCATCCTTCCGCAAATAAAAAATCCCGATAAGCATTGTAGCTATCAGGATTTCTTTTGATTTATTTTGATATTTCTATTGACATTTACCCTTTTTCGTGTTATTATATAAACAGAAAGGAGGTAGTGCAAAATGAAAAAAGACAAAGACTTTAAGCTAAAAATTGTCGAACTTGTAATCCAAGCAGTTATTGCCCTAGCCGCTCTGATTACAGCCATCAAATCTTAGCAAGTTCGGGGAGTAACCCTCCCCTCACTTCTTAGATAAAGTCAATGTCTCATGTTTATTATAACCAATCGAAAGGAGAATGACAATGAAAAATAAGATCTCTGTTTTCTCGCTCCTGTTCTTTTTTATCTATGCGGTACGCACAGGTTGGACACCGATTTTAAAAATCCTTGTAATTTTAAATTCTGCCCTTGTGCTTTTACAGACAGCTTTACAATACAAGGAGGTTCTGCATAATGCCAGAAAATGAGTATATCTCTGTTACCCAATTCGCCCAGAAATTCGGTAAGGATGTCGGCAATGTCCGCAAGCTGATTAAGGATGGTCGCATCCCTGCAATCAAAATCGGGAATCAGTGGGCAATCCCTGCCGATGCTGAACCTCCTGCCGATAAACGTGTGAAGTCCGGCGAATACCGCAACTGGAGAAAGAAAAAGGATTCTTTCGAGAAGGACCGCTGATGCGGTCTTTTTCTCTTTTCTCCATGCTATCATAATAACACAAAAGTACGTCCCTTTTGTCCGCAATTATTTTTTCTTGTCCAGAAGCCAGAAAAATTTTTTCCTGCGTTCATAGAACGCTGTTCTTCCGTATGGCACACCCAGATATTCCCAAGGCACACCGTCCGCTACATTGCTGAGGATGTATGTATATATCTCCGCATCCGCTTCAATCGCCGTCTGCTCAATCAATTCTAAGTCCCGCTGCAGCTCTGCCCTTCTGATTGCTGTGCTGGCGGTTTTATCCGAAAGCTTGCCGCTACCACCACCGCTGAGCGGAGGTGAGCCGACTTCTGTAATCGACCGCAGAAGTGATTGCTTTTCTCTGTATTGGCGGCAGAAATATTTTAATTCTCTGTAGCGGTTGCCGGAGATATTATATCCGTCAAGCTTTAAATCTCTGTCCTTCATGGCATCCCCTCATTCCCATAATCTTTATTTCTTCAATATTCTTTCCCGCTTGTTCTAAAACATCTGCAAACTCACCATACCTTTTAGTCCTCCTCGGTCAGCTTTTCTGTCATTATTCAGCGCGTAATTTTAACTCTTAATACCCCCTTTTTCTTTAGGTGGATTTTCATTTTTTGTTCAAAACCTTGAAAATCATTGATTTTTCGGGAAATATTCCCTATCAAAAAATGCCAAACCCATGCCAAACTGCCAATATCCGTTTTGGCACTCTAAAAACCGTAATTTTCCAAGAAAAACACAGGTCATTGGGATGTAAAAAAGAAAGAATTTAGTTACACTTCTTCTCTCTTTTTACTCTGGCAGCTACCGGTTTTCTTTCGATAAAAGTTGCTGTAATTTCTCCGAAATTTACCACGACTTAATACCCTTCGCCTCGTTCACACTTAGCCCAACAATCCCTGCACTTTCCCTGCTGTCTGTTGCACGAAAATGTCCTTTCGGATGCTGTGGATACATGAATTCAAACATGGCATAGTTCGCCAGATCGCACAAATATTCTGTGTTTCCGGTCTCTTTATATTTGTCCAAACACTTCTCCAAGGTTGGAATTGCCTGAACAAATCCTTTCCCGTAATTATCCGCCACAGAGCCATATTTGTGAAAGCTTACCCTGATTCTGTTCTTCCGCAACTCGTCAAATTTCTCGCTGTATTCCTTGTTAAAATCCATTATCTTTCCTCCTTTTCTCCAGTGCCGCTTCCGCTTCTTCTCTTGTGAAATACAGGTTCTCATAGTCATACGATTCCCATTCGTCAGCATACTTGATAGACTGCGTCGATACATCCTGCACCTTCCATTCGTTGATATAGAAATGGTGGTTCGGTACGGTTTCTTCGAGGATTTCATACACCGTATCTCCGACCTTGCAGGGCAGCACCAATAGTCGCCCCTGCTCTTCCAAGTCCTCATAATATTTGAGTCTCTCTCTTAACTCCGCCATAGCCCAAAGATTCTGATAGAAAGTGGCAATCAAGCCTCTTGGTGTGCATATACCATCCTCTCCGATGTAGCAACCCATCCAATCATCGAAGTCCTCATCTGATTCAAAGGATACCTTACCTTCTGTCATTTCTTTCAGCAGTCCCTTTGCCAACTCTCTTGCATCAATATCTATCTCAAAATCCCTATATCTGGTATTGCCATTTTCATCAATGTAACAACAGTTATGTGCCAGACTGAACATACCCATTTCTTCTAAGTTATCCATTGTCAGCCTTTTCATTTGTTCTACTTCAATCCATTTCTCTTTCATGTTTATTCCTCCTTCGGCTTATCGCACCGTTCAAATTCAATCACCCAAACCCAAGGATTAGCGTCCCATCCGTAACGGTCAAGGTCAGATTTTTTGATGGTGGAATCCCATACATCGGGAAAACCAAGTGCTGTTGATGTATAATCGAAACATCCCTCTGCTTCTGCATCATCGTCTGTCATATCCTGCAATCGCTCCACCCGTACATCCGTAACCTTCAGCCAGATGCGAGCCGCTTCCTTCGGCATGTGAATTGATGGTTTCCATGGCACATAATCGTGTTCCGCTCCATTTTCATCAACGTATGTATAGAACAGAGTTGTATCTGTTGCCGCATAATAATATTTCCCCGTTTCTTCGATAGGTTGTTCATTACCATCTAATTCATATAAAAACTGCCATGTTTCCCGAACATACAGAATGTCTCCCTGCTGGTACGGTAATCTAAAAAATTTTTCACCATATTCATCAGCATACCCCCCCCCTGCAAGATATACAGCCTTTTGGTGTAAACATGGTATACCCCCACATCGCATCATCAGGGATAGCACCTTTCACAATCCGCCGAGTGCAAGTCTTTTTCCCGTCTAAAATCGCCCGCACCATTTCGGTATTGAATAAGATTGGTTTAATCGCCATCCGCTTCACATCTCCTTTTCTCCAATGCCGCTTCTTTTGGAATAACATAAAAATCATTCAATAATTCTTCAATATGTTCCCCTGTCCAAACAGGCGTATCTTTCTGTTTTACGGAAGTGACATACCAATCATATAAAGTACTCTCGTCCATGGCTTTCTCTAAATCGACTAATCTTTTTTCATATTTTCCAACCTTGCACGGCAGCACCAACAACCGCCCCTGTTCTTCCAAGTTCTTATAGCGTTTTAGTTCCTCCAGCCAGTCAGCTTCCTTCCCAAATCCCTCCGCAGTTCTTCCGACCACTCCAAATTCATCCTCCGGCAGATGTTTCCGGAGCCGTTTTTCTGCCGCTCTTAACTGCTTAATCTTTTCTTCAAGCGTCACATTCATCACTCCAATCAATCGCCTGTCCGCAATTAGGACAGAACTTATAATCGTCATAATCTACCTCGTATCTGGTTCTGCAGCAGGGGCATAACCACTCGTCAAATATGATCTCTCCATCCTCGTCATACCCATCACCTTCAAAGTCCGGTTGCTTCGGCACTTGCTGTTCCAGTGCAGAAATTGCTATACCAATGGCTCCATAATGTCTCTTAAGTTCTTCCAATGATTCCCATGATGGGTTCAAGGGACTTCCTGTCTCCATAAAACGATGTTTCAAATATTCCAGAGCTTCTTTTCTTGTCATGCTTATCCCTCCTTAAAACGGCAAATCATCATCTTCAACGCTTTCATCAATCGGATAGAATCCCTCCTGCTCCGCCAGTCCCATCTGCTTTGCAGGCTTATTTGGTGCCGTTGCGGGTCTGCTCTGTTCCGCCACAGGCTTATTCTCCGCATCCCTCTTGCTGCCCGTAAAATAGCAATTCTCTACAACAACCGTTGTTGTCCAATGCCTTTCGCCGTCCTTCTCCCAGCTTCTGACATTCAGCCGCCCTTCAACAGCGAACATAGCACCCTTTTTCATGTATTTTTCTGCGAACTCCGCCATGGCTCCCCATGCAACGCAGTTGATAAAATCCGCTTCCTGTTCTCCATTCCGCTTAAATCTGCGATTGACCGCCAGCGTATATGTAGCGTACTGCTTGGAATCCTCCGAACGTGTCCAATCCATTTTGTGGTCGCTTGTCAGCCGCCCCATCAAAATCACCTTATTCATATCTGCCGCCCCCTTCTCTTGTAATGGCTTACCGCTGCACTCTTTCTCTTATCCGCTTCGTGCAGTATGCTTGCCCTTTTGATTCTCTCCTGCCGCTCCGCTTGCCGCTTCCCGTCCCATGCTTTATACTGGTCGCATTTTCCATGACAACCGACAGCTCTCTCTTGGCATCCGCAGCAGGGGCAGTCCCTTCCGCTTGTGCTATATGTAATGCCTTTACCCATGCTTAGCCCTCCAAACCAATCTCATACCTTAATTTCATTTGTGCCGGATATAGGTCAACCTCTGGCTTTCTTTTTCCCGTCCAGCGTAATCCGCCCGCTTGTCCGATGCACTTCCATCCGGCAGCACGTAGGCTTGTTCCATTTTCCGTTTCCAGAATGTATGTAATAACCCGTTTATATCCCATAGCCCTTGCCGCTCGCCACGCCGCTGCATAGAGCATGGAGCAGGCATTACGAGTGCCATCCGTACAAAGTCTGTTTACCTCTAAAGTCCATCCGTCATCCAGGAAACGGGATACAGGTCTACCTACAATCGCAACTCCTACGATTTTGCCTGTTTCAACATCTGCGACAGCAATACTGAATTTATGCCCAATGACCTTGCCGTGGTGCCTATGATTACGCTTAACAAATTCGTTTGCCTCCGCAAACGTAATCGGTACTATGTCTAATGCCATGCTCATACCTCCTACAGTAAATAGAACCCACCTGTATCCGCAGGCATTTGCGGTTTTCCTTCCGGTTCATCCTCCAGATAATTCCGCCCAATAATCGCCATAAACTCTGCTCTGGTATGGGTTTCCTCAAACCTTCTCTGGCAATCCTGTTTCAGCCGCAAATCGACCTTATGTCCATCCCTTCCGTGGACACCCGACGTTCCTCTGTGCCATTCCGGCTTGAGCCACACCCAGAATCCGTGTTTATCTGATATCTGCCGCATTCCTGCGCCGAAATAAATATGGTGCCGCTCCAACGGTCCAGTTTCTGTGTCTGTAAAATAGCAGCGTTTACTTTTTCCCTACAAAATGGAATAGCTATGACTGCCTGTTCTTGCTCCCTGCATCTGTTTCCGCTCCTCCTTCATATTCTCCGTAATCCATGCCGCCCCGACGGACAGCTTTCATATAACGCACCCAACCGATTTCTGCAAAATAGTCCTCTGTCTGCACAATCACATCAAATCCCTTTGGCGGTCTCAGGGATACCTTTCTTTTGGTTTCCTTGATAACCTCCAGCTTTACTTCCGGCTTTTTCAGATTCCTACTGGTGCTCCAACGCTTTGCGCCCTTTCTGATGTTCTCCTTGGATATGTAGCTTGCAAGACGGTTGTCCTTCTGGTTCTTATATAGTTTCTTAATCAGAACAGTACCTTTACCCCAGACATTTTCTAAAATCTCTGCCGCCTCCTTCATGCTCAGACCTTCAAATCCATTCATCACAACATGATGATGCACACGATTCTTTTTGCCCTGCGTTTCAACCACTGCAATATATTTCAATTTGGAAAATCCATTTTTATTCCGATATCGGTTCAACCTGTCTCTGAAATTGCTAAATTCTTTTTTCGCCTGTTCCGTCGTTACCTCTGCCGCATAAGTCAGCAGAACAAAATAATCATCCCCATTGAAATTTGTATTGATAATGCGTGTCATTTTCTTTCTGGCGATTTGCAGATTTCTTTTTGCCTGTTCCTCCGAGGTGAGATTTTCGCTCCGACCTCTTTCGTATTTTTTACCGATGGTTCGAGGGGAGTAAAATTCCTCCACCTCGTATACATCCCCAGACCGAATCTTCTTCCTGTACTTTGGCATTCCCGTTCCTCCTTCTTATAAATAAGAGCGTGTCCATTCAGTTAATTGCTTTATGGACAGTCTAAAGAGACCGCCGCCTCTTGAAAAAACAGTCTCGGGAATACCGTAAAACCCTTGATAAATTAAGGATTCTGTGTTATATTGGTTGTAGATATGTACGGTCTCCCAAGACCTTCCCGTCTGCGTCAACAGGCGGGCTTTTTTTATGTGTTATCGTGTTTCTTCCTTATATACTGATTCTGCTTCTTCCTCATAAGAGGATGTGCAGTCACACTGCTCCCCATGGTCCAGATGTGCGCCGCAGTCCGTGCAGACCTCATACTTTCCTTTGTTCCTTCTATCTGTCATACCGCTCCCTCCTTACAAATTATCCTGTACGCTCTGGCAAAGTGATTTCAGAGCCTTTCTCAGCTTATCCGCTTCTTCCTTACCTTCAGTTTCCTCTACGCCATCAATGCAGGTCAGCATTTTGTTGATTTCTCCCTGCACCGCCTCAAAATGCACCTTAAAAACTGTAATGCCAGAAGATCCTGCCGCTTTCAGCTTCTTTTCTGTATCCGCCTTTACCTGTGCCAATTCCTCCTTGGCTTTCAGCATGGCTTCCTCCGCTTCCTTCTGTGCGCTCTCATGCGCTTCAATGGCTGCCTGTGCCTCTTGTGCCTCTTTCTTCGCTTTCTCTGCATCCTTCTTGGCTTTATCCAGCTTCTTCTGCATGGCTTCTTCTGCCTTCTTTTTTGCGGTGTTTTCCGCTTCCCTGCGGATTCTCTCCAGTTCGGATTCATCCGGAAGGGCGGTCTGCTCTGCCTGCATCCGCAGCTCATCCATTTCACTCTCCATAGCGGAAATCCGCTCCTCCGCTTCTCTCTTGGCTTGCTCCGCCGCCTCCTTCTGGCTGAGCAGTGCTTCCAGTTTATCCTCTGTCTCCTTATAGGCGGCATCCACAGCGTTATCCTTTTCTGTCCGGAACAGATCCAACTGCGACTGCAATTTCTCTTTTTCCGCGCGTTCCGCTTCCAGTTCCTTCAACAGACGCTCCATTTCCTTTGTTGTCATATCTGCAACCGTTTTTTCTTCCCCGTCAATCTCGTGCGCCTCGCCGACAAATTCTTCCCGTTCCTCTGCCGGCAGGGAAAGCAGGAGCAGTGCCTTTGTTGCGCTGTTCCCCATGTCCGCAATCAGCTGCGGATTTCTGTATTCCTTGGCAATCCGCATGAAATTCTGTGCGGTACGTTCCGAGAACTCCACTTCATTCTGCAACCATGCACCCCATGCGCCATGCGGCAGTGTCAGCTTTGCCTCATGCAGACGCTTCCCAATCTCGATAATGGCGTTGCCTGCCTGTGATTTGTAAAAATTGATTTCCTGTGTAATGACCTCAATCGGTCTTGTGATTTCATTCATGCTGTTGCCTCCTTAGCCTTCTTTTTTCCGCCTTTTTTCACGACTTTTTCCATCCACATATCCACAAATTTCTTCACATCCGGTTTTCTGTCATAGGATGCGTTATGCTCTGTTCTACACTGGATCACCCTTTTCTTCTGCAATTCCAATGTATAAAAGGGCTTGTCCGGTTCGCTTACCTTTCGCAGGAAGAATATTGCGGTTTCTCCCTCTGCCATACGTTTGATGTATCCGCCGACACAATGATGCAGGGCTTTTCCTTCTGCCGTCAGCTCCATCTGTTCTCTCGCAGGGCGAATGAAAAATTCTCCTTCGCCCCATGCGAATTTTTCCAGCTTTTCTACTGCTTTTTGGAATTTCTCTTGGTCTGCCTTATTCTTTTCAAATTTGACCTGTTCCATTGTGCGGTTGTGTGCCGCCGTCAAATCCTTCGGAAAAAGAATCTCCTTATCGTGTAAATCAAGGTGCAGCTGCTCACACTCCTGCAAATAATCCCGATAGGCTTGTGCCGTATCATTCTGAGATATGCTTCTTTTATCCGGATTTTTCTCTTTCCTCTTGTCCGTCTGGTTTTTAATGTATTTCAGAATCCTTCCTGCATTTGCGTATGTTGTTGCCCTGCTCCAAAGCTGTATATCCACCTTTGATTGCAGCACCAACCGTATCTCGGTATCTGTGACTTTTCCGCCGTATTTTTCCCAAAGGTCATTCACGCGCTGGATATCATTCAAGCTCCATTCCTCCGGCGGCATCAGCTTTAAAATCCGCAGCGGAAATTTGAAGCACTCCTTCAGCTTTTTCCGCTCCCAGAGGATGGCATTTCGGTTTTCCCTGTCCATGCTGAAAATTCTGTTATGTACAATATTCCGATAGCCTGCTTTCCAGAGAAATTCGATGACCGGATACCTTGCGTGGTATTCTAAGAAATAAATCGGATTTTTGTTGTGTCCCCTTTCTTCCAGATACCCCTCCAGATCGGCATACTGCATTACCGTTCCGCTCAGGGCTTCTTCTATACCGGTGGGATAGAAGAAATAACTGCCGTCATAAATACGGTTGTCTTGCCATCTGGTCCATTCGTCCAGCTCGTACCGCTCTGTACGCATATAGTAGGATTCCTTCCCCTGCTTTTGCCATTTAGCTGTTTTATTCCCTCTGATGGCATATCTCACGGTTTCCTGTAGGAAATCCTCTATATGCTCCCATCTTGCCGAGTTATCCCGATGCAAGAGCCATTGCCGGAAGAACACCGTTTCTCCGTCCGTCCCCTTCTGCACCGCAACGATATTTTCAATGTAATTTGCGGCAAACGCACAGCCGTCCTCCAGAACGCAGATAACCCTTGCACCGCAGTTCGGGCAGGTTGCATATGCGCTCTGCGTAAAACGTCTGCCCCTGGCATGAACCTGTGTGCCGCAAACGGTGCAGATGCCGTTGACATTCCCTCTTTTATAAATAATCACTCTGTCCTCTGGTAAAACCTCTCTGCGGATGTAATCAATCAACCCCTCCGGTAAAGCTTCGGGGCAAAGCCGATAGTCCTCATCCATCAGCTCGCCCCGTTTCTCCATTGACCGTTTCTTCATTTCCTGCCTTGTTTGCTTTATCCATTTGCAGAGATTGTCCATCTGATGATTTTCCGTTTTTTCCGCTTTCAGAAAACGTCGCAGGGCTTCTTCCTCCCTCGGAGAAATAAGAACATACTCGTTATACCACCACATAGGTGTGCTGAAACAATTCAGAACCTTCTGCTGAATCCTGCCCTCGTGATTGATGCCCTTTACCTCCTTGCTTTTCTTTGCGCAGACGATACGGAAGGAAGGCATATCTCTCCGATACGCAGTGCAAGAGAGATTCTCCAGAAAATCAACCACAAGCAGACGTTCCCCATCCACCACAGGCTCCTTTACCGTTACCTTCCAGCGCACCTTGCTTTCTTCGTGAAACGGGGCAAACGGCATAGCTTGTATCTTTTTCAGATTCATGCCCTCGCCTCCTTACAGGAAATCTTCCAGACTGACGCAAACGCCCTTTTTCGCCTCTTCCGCAGGTGCCTGCGGATTTGCCGTTAAACCGAAATATTCTCTTGCCCAGCCATATACCACAGAATCCTCAATGACAGCGCAATTTCCTGTCTTTTGTTTGGATGCTTTATTTTGGATGCCGCCCAATGCCTTTGCAAGCGTCTTTTCCTCCTTCAGCACCTTTTCCGCTGCCGCTTCGGATGTAATATTGTCAATGATATGCTCACCGACCAATGCCAGATATCTGTTGCTCGGCTCCTTCTGAATCTCTGTATTTATCTTCTTGATTGCATCCTCGATTTTTCCCATTGTCAAAACCTCCAAGTTATTTCTCCGCTCTTTCAAAAAGAATGTCTGATTTTATATGCGTTATATTTGCAATCGCACGCACAGTTTTACATCTCGGGTCACTTTTCCCTTTTAAAATGTTGTACATCGTGGTCGGTGATACAGCCACCAACCAAGCAAATTCCGAAACAGATTCGCAGTTTTCGTTTATCCACTTTTCCAGATTCGGATATACACTCCATCCCGTTTTTTTCATTATTTTTCAATCCCTTTCGGTTTGTGATAAAATGAATTTATATGGCTCCTCGAAGCAGCATCCCCAGTCAAAGGGGGTAATTACCATGTTCTTCTTTTTCTTTTTGGAGTTTCCTAACATTCTTTCCGAGCGTCTGACACACGCTATGGAAAAAATGAATATGGATGTCAGCACGCTTGCTCTTCTCGTGGGTGCTTCTGTAGCTACTGTTAAACGATGGTTAAATGGAACCTATCAGCCACGCCATGTGAATCTCCCAAAACTCATTTGCGCGCTCCAAGTTCCGGCTGACTATCTTTGTATAGAATAACCATAGTCTTCTATGTTTTTTTATTTCATTATTCCGGGGATGCTGCTTCGAGAAGCCATATTTTCATTGCATAAATCCTGCTTTTCTGCTACTATGTAATTGACTATTTATCCATTCCCCCGAGGCGTGCCACCGCCAAAGGGGATATTTTATTTTTCCTTGAAGCACTTTTCGTATGTCATGCCTGTCTCTTTGAGGATCTGGTCAATGACATATTTCGTCGTTCCTCTCTCTCCCTTCATCAATGTGATTACCGTTTTATGTGCTACCCCGATTCTTCCGGCAAAGTCACTGATAGATTTACAGTTCATCCATATCCATTTCTCCAGATTCGGGTAAATGCTCCATCCTGTGTCCTTCATTCCTGCACCCGCTTTCTGCGAAATTCATCCTTGAAGAAGAAATACTCCGTCAGAATATTCACTCCCAAACACACGCCCAGAGCCGCCATAATGTATAAATCTCCGAAGTAATACAGAATTGCACCGATAACTGTCAGATCCGCTACGATTGCCGCTACGGTATAGCCAGTGAACCGCAACGCCCAGCGAATCGGTTTCCGCAAACGTCTGCGTTTTTTCATAATCTCACCTCTCTTTTTCTCCAATTTCCCTGTTCGTTCATGGATGCCTCCAGATGTATCAGTATGATCCCGTCCTCCTCCAGAAGGTCTAGGATCTGCCGCTTCGTCAACTCCATTAAGCATCTTTCTCCGTTCTTCCGGCAAAACTCCAGAAGATATAAAGGCTCAGAAGATAGCAGAACACCTTTTCTCAACCTCCCGGGCTTCGGAAAATGAATAACCCTCTGACCGTTCATCCTGTATAGACCTCATCCCATTTGCCGTCTTTATTCAGCGCAATTTCCTGCGCCAATGCATTTATGGAAATTCCGAACAGGCATCTGGTAAGGATGCCCACCGGAGCTTCTGCCGGATTAGTATCAATATGTACTGCTGCATCGAGTGTTTTTGTTTTTCCCACGTCTCACTCCTCCTTATCTTTATTTCTGCGGCGGCTCACTGCCTCTGATGCCAGTGAAAAGGCATACAGCGCAATCAGAACCGCTATCAGCCCCGCTACGCCTGCGAAGGACAGCAGGGCGAGAGCGGCAAGTAAATCTGCCATTGCATCCCCTCCTTTTTCGCTTTCCTTGACATTTTTCTCCATCTTCCTTATGCTGAAAAGGAAAAGGAGTTGATTTTATGTGTTTTCTTTTGGCTGATACTTTAAAAATATTTCGAGAAGAAGTTTTTACACAAAACCTCTACAACATAGTTGCCTGCCTGTCTTTTCTAGGTACCGGATATTTGTTTATCTGCCGCTGGCTTTCCAGTAGGAAAAATATTAAAACATCCATTATCGACCATGCAAAAGTATTCGGAAGAATTGTTCAGTTTTTTGTATCATTCCAAAATCAATCTACTGCCCCGTTGACAGTTCATTCCGTTGCAATCGTCTATGCCGCAAAAGAGTATCCTTGCGAACTCATTCCTAAAAAAATCAGAGGAAAAAACGAATGTGCAATCAATACCCCTATGTTTCCTCTTAATCTTGCTCCTCAGCATGGCTATCTGTGCTATCTTGAGTTTCTAAACTGCGAAGATATTCTAATAGCTGAGGGTAAAACGGTTGTGTTGAAAATTCACACCAACCGCGGACCGATAAAGAAATCAATAATCCTACAGAGCAAATCTCATTATCTGCATATTGCTTAACTATCTCAAACCTGCTTTCCGTTCCATCTGAAGGAGCGGTTTTTTTATTTTCCATGCGATACCTCCTTAGCTTGCGTCCTTTGTTTCTTCTTTGATGCCGAACAGCTCGTTAGGAGTAACACCCAGCACTTCTGCTATAGCCAAAATATCAACAACTTTGATTATTCTTCGACCATTCACCATGTCACTAAACTGCTGCTTGGAATATCCCGCTCTGCTTGCAATCACACATTGCTTAACACCCTTTTTCTGAATAATTTCCAGAATATTTTGGGGTACTGTTCCATTGCGATTCACATTACTCATATTTATCACCTCCAAAAATACTCTTATCTCGTATTTTTAATGCGATTATATATTCATTTCTCGTACTTGTCAATATATTTTAATAAAAAAGTTTTCGTTTCTCGTACTTTTTGTATTGACAAACTAATACTGTTGAATTATGATTGACTTACAGAGGTGAAAACAATGTCATTGAATCAAAGGATTAAAGAGGCTCGTATAAAAATGGGCTATACGCAAGAACAACTCGGAAATTTAATCGGTGTTGCAAAAACAACCATTTCTGGATATGAGAAAAATCGAGAACCAGATGCAGCTACAATCGGTCTTATCATAGACGCTCTCAAGGTCGATGCGAATTTTCTTTTCCAAGATGAAATGAAAGATTTTTCTGCAAAAGATTTTACCGTATCCGAAATTAAAATGGTTAAAAAATACCGCCGTCTTGATGAACATGGCAAAGATATGGTGGATACTGTTTTAGAAAAGGAACTGGAAAGAACCGAAACAGTCTCTGAAGATGAAGATTCTGAATACATGGAACTGGTTGCCCGGGGCGGCAAGTACAGGGTGAAGAAAGCAGACGTAATCAAATGGGCGAAGCAGCTTGACCTAGATGATTATGAAGAAGATCATGACCTCTGCTGATTTCCAGTAATCCCCTAATGAAGTAATCTCTGCAACAATTTACAATAATCTCTATCGAGTATAGGAGGTTATTGTAAATGTATGAACACTACAAAAATGCAAGAAATAAATCATGGGAAGTCCTGATTGCGTGCGGTATTAACAGCTTGCCTGTTGATTTGTGGAAAATCGCAAAGCATTTCGATTTACACATTCACCCATATTCTAAAACCAACCTCATCGGACTGCTGAAAGAAGATGTTTCACAGGGCGATGGGTTCATTGTCTATCTTGATGGTAAAAAGGAGATTTTCATAAACGATAAAATCCATTGCCGGAACCGCCGCCGCTTCACTGTGGCGCATGAACTCGGTCACGGTATCCTAAACCACGAAATCAGCCAAGTACATTATCGCAACAGTGAAATCGACAGCCAGACGGATATGCAGGAGCTGGAGGCAAATGTATTCGCAAGAAATGTCCTCATGCCCGCAACTGTACTTGCTGCTTTGGATATACATACCGCCGCAGAAATTATGAGCCTCTGCCATGTCAGCCGCCAATCTGCTGCAATCAGAGCGCAGCGGCTGCATGAGCTCTACCGGAGGAATAAATTTAATCTGCATCCGGCAGAAAGAAAAGTAAGAGAACAATTCGATGATTTCATCAGAAATTACCAGAAATAAAAAATTCCCCTGCGGCGCTGCCATACCGCAAGAGGAAAATAAAGGTATTACCTATTAACCTTCACTGTCAAAATATCACAATGCATGAATATTGTCAAATTAAGGAGGGCAAATCGTGAAGAAGTATTTTGTTATGCTACTGTCCGCTGCAATCGCTTTTGGTTCCTGCGCCTGTGGCGGGGAAACAACAGAAAAAACAGAAGAAAAAGCACCTGTCAAAACCGATGAGAGCGTTCCCCATCGTACAGGTGATGAAATTGTCGGCGTGAGTGATAAAGATGTCAATGATCTGGATGTAACTTTCAGAGATTCCATCCGAGAAGATTCAACCGGAAATTGGCGTTTGGCAATGGCAAGCACCTCAGAAGATTTCTTGTCTTATGCCGCTTCTTACTATAAAAATTATTTCAAATCAGACGATGAGACTCATTTCTTCATCAATACAACGCTTGGCACAACTGCATCTGTTACAAAACTCGCAGATATGCTATGTGTATATATGTATGACCATGTCGAAGGGGAGGAACATTCCGCTAAAAAAATCCCAGAAGGTACATATCTGGGGCAATATTGGATTTATCTCGACAATGGTGATATTGAAAAGATTGAGTAATCAAAAAATTTTAATAAAAAATCCCCTCTCCTGCGCCAACAGGAAAGAGGATTCATATAGCGGTCATACATGGTATAATCCGCCCTGAACAAGCTAATTATACCACATGACCGCCTTGTTTGCTATACCCAAAACAAAGGAGGTCTTTTTTTATGATAAATGCAGTAGGTTACACCCGTTTCTCCACCGACAGACAGACGGAGAACTCCACCAAATTCCAAATGGAGGCTATCAGCAGATATGCAAAAGCGAATGACATCAATCTGCTTCGCTACTATTCTGATGAAGGCTTCAGCGGCACCAATACGGAACGCCCTGCCTTTCAGGATATGTGCGCCGCTGCGGATATGAAGCTGTTTGATGCCGTTCTGATCTACGATATTACCCGCGCATCTCGTGATGTAGTTGACTGGATGGAATTTCGTAAGATTATGCGCAGTCTCGATATACAGGTTATTTCTGTCACACAGCATCTGGGGGATGCACTTGATCCAGAAAGCTATCTTGTAGAGCTTATCAACGCAGGCATCGGTCAGCATCATGTCCTCCAGACACGCCAGAAATCCATTGCCGGCACAACTGCCAAAGCAAAGGAAGGCGTATTCCTTGGCGGTTTCGCGCCACTCGGTTATCGTATCGAGAGTGGCAAATACATCATCGAAGAAACAGAGGCAAAATATATCCGCATGATTTTCGATATGTACGCTGCCGGAAAAAGCTATAATGAAATCATTGACGCTCTTGGCGGATTAAAAGGGCGGCGCGGCGCGGTAATCGGTAAAACGCAGTTGAAATCCATCCTGCAAAATGAAAGATACATCGGGACATACACATGGAACAAAAAACAATACAAGGTTATGAACAAATGGGCAGGCGGTAAGCCTAACCCTAATATCGTTAAAATTGAAGGGATTATTCCCCCTCTCGTTGATATGGATACATGGGAAAGGGTGCGTGTTAGAATGGCTGACAAAAAAAGAAATGCAACAAACAAAGCGAAACGAGAATATCTGCTGTCCGGTTTAATTACTTGTGACTGCTGCGGCGGTCAGTTTGTCGGGCATACCAGCACAAACACACGCGGATATCAGACCGTTTACTACACCTGCGGGACAAAATATCGCAATCATACCTGTAATTCCAAAAACATCAATGCGTTTCGGCTGGAGGAATTTGTGATAAACCAGCTGAAAAATTATATTCGCCAAATGGATTTTGAGCAGGAAGCGGATGCAATCATGGAACAGCTGAGCAAAGCCTCTCCCAGTGTGTCCGCAGAAAAGAAAGAACTCAAGGAAATTATCAAAAAAATAAATAATGGCGTGACAGCTATTCTGAATGGTCTGGTTATGCCAGAGTTGCAGGACGAAATTGACCGCCTGCGTGTCCGTAAATCCGAATTGGAAGATATTATTTCCAACGCCGAAGCACACACAGGAAAGATTGACAAAAACAGCTTAATCGCGTATATGAAAAAAGCCGCTGAAGAATTAGAAAACAATCCCGCAGCTGCTATTAAAGAACTGGTAAAAATATACGCCCATGCTGACGGTTCCTGTACCGTAAACATAGGCGTACATTTAAGTCATTGCGGAGACAGGATTTGAACCTGCGACCTCCG